CTATACGTTTATAGTTGGCACCACGTTCACAGGTGCAGGAAAAATTAATACAGATAATAGCAGTGATTTATTTTCAGGTTTTGCTACTATATTTGATCCAGCAACTGCCACAGACGTCAATACTTTTATTCCTGATGCGAGTGATGATGATACTATTGACTTAGGATCAGCAGAACAGGGTTGGCTGGTAGGTGGAATTATTCGCTTAGTAGCAACTTCAGCAGCAGTATGGCACTGTGAAGCGTACTTACACGGTAATGGCACACTAGCTACTCCGTTTGAATAAGCAGTATATTAATTAACAAGATAGGGTCACCCACTCGTTTGGGTGGGTGACTACATCTTCGGCTATGGGCAGAGCGAAAGCTCCCGTACCCATAAGGAGATTTAGATGGCTGATGCAGTAACCTCGCAAACCTTGCAAGATGGCGATAAAGTCGCTGTTATGAAGTTCACCAACATATCCGATGGCAGTGGCGAAGCTGCTGTTAAGAAGGTGGACGTTTCCGCACTACAAACCCAATCAGGTTCAGGTGCCTCATGTACTGGAGTGACCATTGATTGTATTTGGTATGAATGCAATGGTCTAAGTGTAGACTTGCTGTGGGATGCATCCACAGATGTCATTGCTTGGACTCTTAGTGGATATGGGTATTTCGACTTTAGATCTGCTGGACCTCTAGTCAATAATGCTTCTAGTCCAACTGGCGATATAATGTTTACTACCACAGGGGCTGGTAGTGGAGATCGGTATGCGATCATGCTGAAGATGACTAAGAGCTACGAATAATGCCAATGAAAGACGTAATGTCCAAGTTCAAGGCGGGAACGCTACGATCTGGATCGGGCAGGAGAGTGACAAGTCCTAAACAGGCTATAGCTATTGGGTTAAGCTATGAAGGTAAGGCCAAGGGTGGTAGGGTCATGGGCACACAAACACTCTCTAGGTTGAAGTCTGGGGGCATGGTTGGTACTGGTAGCTACAAGTGCCCAGGTGTTCAAAGACATAGCGAGTTAGCACGAGATAAGTGGGAAGAGAATTAATGGCTTCTAAAAAGAAAGCTAAAAAGAAAACGACTAGAAGAAAAAGAAAAGAACTTACGGAAAGACAGAAACAAACACTTATTAAGCACGCAAAGCATCATACACCAAAACATATGGCATACATGAGAAAAGAGATGAGAGGCGGTGCGACGTTTACTCAGGCCCATAAACAGGCTATGAAAAAGGTAGGTAAGTAGTGGCTACTTCAGGTACTGCAACATTTAATTTAGAGATTTCAGAAGTGATAGAAGAAGCCTTCGAGAGATGTGGGCTTCAAGCTAGAACTGGATATGATATTGAAACAGCACGCAGATCCTTAAATCTATTGAGTTTAGAGTGGGCCAATCGTGGCCTGAACTTCTGGACGGTGGAACAGGGAACTGCAACTGCCTCAGATGGTACCAGTTCGGTTACACTTCCTGCGGATACAGTGGATTTAATAGAACATTGGATTCGCACAGGAACGGGCACCTCTCAAAATGATCAGCCGTTGTCTAGGTTTAGTGTGTCTCAATACTCTACTATTCCTAACAAGCTATCAGAAGGAAGGCCCGTCAATATTTATATAGACAAGCAAGCTACAGCACCTGTAGCATATCTATGGCCGACTCCTGATAAAGACTACACTCTGGTCTATCAGCGTATACGTCGTATTGAGGATACTGGAACTGTAGGGTCGACTAACCCAGATATTCCTGCTCGCTTTCTGCCTTGTCTTGTTGCAGGACTAGCTTATCAAATATCGCAGAAATATCCAGATGCTTTTGTGCGTGCCCCACTACTTAAGCAAGAGTATGAGTTCCAGTGGGGTCTAGCTGAACAGGAAGATCGTGATCGTGCTTCCGTACACTTTGTGCCAGGGGGTTATTAATGGCACGGTTTGCTAATGCAAAGTATGCGTTTGGCTTTTGTGATCGTACAGGGTTTCGGTATAAGATCAAGGATTTAGTGCCTCAGATTAAAGCTGGTCGTATGACAGGCTTGATGGTAGGCAAAGATATGCTAGATGAAGACCAACCTCAAAACTTTTTAGGAAGGCTTGGAGACTATGCTGACCCAGAAGCGTTAAGAAATGCACGGCCAGACATAGCACAAGATACTAGTAGAAAACTTTTTGCATTTGACCCCGTTGGTAATGGGAATGCAGATGGATCAGGAAATATTATCGCACGTGGTAAGGTGGGAACTGTAACGGTGACAACATGAACTATACTGAATTAACTGCTGCGATTAAGGACTATGCTGAAAATACTGGAACTGATTTCAGTGCTGCGATTCCTACATTTATTAAACAGGCAGAGCAAAGGATCTATCGATCCGTTAACTTGCCAGTTAATCGTAAGAATATAACAGGTACACTAACAGATGGTAATGCATACTTAGCAATGCCTAGCGATTTCTTGGTTCCTTTATCTTTAGCGATACGTCCACCACCTGCTGCTACTCCAAGCAATCAAATATTTTTGATAAATAAGGATGTTAATTTTATACGATCTACATATCCAAATGCATCTACAAAGGGAACGCCAAAATACTATGGCACCTTTGATGTTGATACGTTTATTGTAGGTCCAACTCCAGATGAAGATTATGTAGCAGAGCTTCATTATTACTATCAGCCAGATTCTATAGTTAGCTCCACTACATCTTGGCTAGGAACAAATGCGGATACGGTTCTTTTATACGGGGCACTAGTCGAAGCCTATACCTATATGAAGGGCGATGCAGACATGATGCAACTATACCAGCAAAGGTATCAGGAAGCATTACAACTGCTTAAGTCACAGGCAGAAGGCAGAATGACTAGAGACGAATACAGAAGTGGTACAATAAGAATAGGAGATAATTAATGGACCCCGATAGACTAAAATTTTTAAAAGAGATGCTAAAAAGAAGAGAAGGCGACTTCAGCAGCTTAAATGCTGACTGGTCTGAAATGTACAATGACTGGTACCGTGAGAGTCCTTGGGAGATGGTTAATAAAGGACAGTTTGGGGAACCTTCAGGTGCCGAAATGTTAGAAGATATAATGAGACCAAAGGCCAATAAACTAAGAAGAGATCATATAAAGCAGATGTTTGAGGCAGAGGATGCGTTGAAGACCCTAGAGGCACGAACATTAAGCACGTTTGGAAAATCGGGGAAGATTGAAGATTTACTTTGGCACGCACAAAATAGTAATCGTCGCAACCGAGGACGTCCACGGCATACTGTCCATTCAGTTAGGAGATTGTTAGATAAGGCCAAGGGAATTACAAGTTTAATTCCTAAAGGAGCAGGTAAGGCGTTCTCTATTCTTGGACCCATTCCTGCGGCTCTTGGCCTTGCGTTTGACCAGGCAACAGCATCAGATGAGTTAGGTGCTGGAGAGGATGAATTTCTAAGACAGATGCAGGGAGACACTGGTGACTTAACAGAAGAAGAGATGATGCAGTATTATAATGCACTACTAGGACATGACTAATGCTAAATCTTGGTGAAGTCGGAGATGTGAAGGTGACTACAAGTGAGCATGGTAATCTTGGTCCAAGTCATTGGGCGGAAAGAGCGTCTGATATGATTATATCTGTTGGAGAGGGTGCCCATCCTGCAATAGCAGAACAGGCAACCCAGTTTAAGGCTTACATACATAAGGCAGTTGAATATTTTATACGGGAGTCGATAAAGGAAGATCGCTCTAAAGTCATCACCCTGTTACGTTCAGCAGGCCATAATGACTTGGCTAATTCTGTGGAGAAACTATAATGGCTATAACTCAAGCAATGTGTACATCTTTTAAGAAAGAGTTGTTAGAAGCAAAGCATAACTTTCTTCTTTCTGGTGGTAATACTTTTAAGATTGCGTTGTATACAAGCAGTGCATCTTTAGGTGCTAGTACTACAGCATATTCTAGTACTAATGAAATAAGCGGTACAAACTATACTGCCAAGGGAAATACATTAACGAGGGTTGATCCTTCGTCTAGTGGAACAACCGCCTTAACTGATTTTGCAGATACCTCATGGTCTACTGCAACCTTTACGGCTAGAGGTGCAGTCATATTTAATGAAGATACTACCGGTGATACATCTGTTCTTGTATTGGACTTTGGTGCAGACAAGACAGCTACTGCTGGTACATTCACGATTGCCTTTCCTGCGGCAGATGCGAGTAATGCAATAATTCGCATAGCCTAGTATGGCAAATGTAACAGGCTGGGGCCGATCTACATGGGGTTCTGGTACTTGGGGTGAACCTATACCTGTAGAAGTTACAGGTGTAGCAGGAACGAGTGCGGTAGGTGATGAATCGGTAGTAATAGATGTTACTATTACCGAAACAGGATTAGCAGGTACTAGTGCGGTAGGGTCGGTAACGGTAACTGCAGATGCAAATGTTGCTCCTACGGGAGTAAGTGCAACAGGTAGTGTAGGAAGCGTTACGGTAACAGGTACAGCAAATGTTACCTTGACGGGAATAGCTGGGACAAGTGCGGTAGGGTCGGTAACAGTAACTGCAGATGCTGGTGTATCCGTAACAGGTGCAACAGCAACAGGATCTGTTGGATCGGTAACAGCAACAGGTACATCTGGAGTAACAGTAAGTGTAAGTGGTGTGGTTGGTACGACAGGAATAAGCAGTGTAAATATATGGAGTGTTATAGATGGCTCACAGACGCCAAATTGGGAAACAATCGTGGACTCGCAAACTCCAGGGTGGGATGACATCAATGATGCACAAACTCCAGGGTGGGATGACGTCAGCGATTCGCAAACTACAGTGTGGTCTAATATTAGTGATTCACAAACCCCAGGGTGGGATGATGTTCCAACATAAAATTATTTTTAGCTAGGAAAATATAATGGCAAGCACATATGTAAATAATTTACGATTGAACGAGATGGGTACAGGTGATGGTTCAGGAACCTGGGGAACAACTACGAATACCAACTTAGAATTAATAGCAGATGCTTTTGGGTATGGCACAGAAGCCATCACTACTAATGCTGATACTCACACGACTACTATAGCGGATGGTGCGGCAGATGAAGGCAGAGCATTTTATGTAAAGTATACAGGTACATTGGACTCAGCTTGTACTATTACAATAGGCCCAAACACGATTAAGAAAGTTTGGATTATTGAAAATGCTACTAGCGGTTCTCAGAATATTATTATGAAGCAGGGAACTGGTGGCACTATTACGATAGGAAATGGTAACGTCGCTGTAATTTATGGTGATGGTGCTGGTGCTGGTGCAGCTATGACAGATGCGTTTGCTGACTTAGAATTGAGTAGCACACTCACTGTAGCTGGTAATGTAGACTTTAACGGTGCTTTGGACGTAGACGGCACTACCAACCTAGACGCAGTAGACATTGATGGTGCAGTACAGATTGACTCAACAGTTACAGTTGGCGTTGATGACACAGGATATGATGTCAAGTTCTTCGGTGATACAGCTAGTGCTTATATGCTATGGGATACCTCTACAGATGATTTAGTCTTGGCAGGTGCCGCAGGAATTGACTTAGCGGGTGACTTGGATGTTGATGGAACTACAAACTTAGACGCAGTTGATATCGACGGTGCGGTACAGGTTGATTCAACAATTACAGTCGGTGCTGACGATACTGGATACGATGTTAAGTTTTTTGGTGACACAGCTAGTGCCTATATGTTGTGGGACACGTCTGCCGACGACCTAGTATTAGCAGGTGCTGCAGGGATTGATCTAGCAGGAGATTTAGATGTTGACGGCACCGCTAATCTTGATGTAGTAGATATAGATGGTGCAGTAGATATGGCATCCACACTAACCCTAGCTGGTAACGCAGATTTCAATGGCGACCTAGACGTAGACGGAACTACTAACCTTGATGTAGTAGACATCGACGGTGCAGTGGATATGGCTTCTACACTAACTCTAGCTGGTAATGCAGACTTTAACGGTGAGCTAGACGTTGATGGAACCACAAACTTAGATGTGGTCGATATAGATGGTGCAGTAGATATGGCATCCACACTACAAGTTGATGGTGCCATTACAGGGTCTAGCACTATTCAAGGCACAACGATCACAGCGACTACAGCTTTTGTTCCAGATGCCTCC